GGTATGCCCTGTTCAATGTCCGTACTGGGCGCCCAATTCAATAAGTCACTGGTTTTGGACATGTCTAATGTGCCACGGCGTGGATAAAATTTGTCATTGTTTTGGATCACAATTTTACCACCAATACGACTCTGTACCAATTCCGCGGCTTCTAACAATGTGCGTCCGCGACCACGAGCAATGTTAAAAGTTTGGTTACCTGCAGAATCTAACACACTGAGTCTGGCCAACATTTCAGCAGTGTCTTCTACCCAAGTAAAGTCCAGGGTACTGCCAGCATCGTTGACCAAAATTTCATTGTTCAATATGGAACTGCAAGTAAATTTACTGATCACTCGTACAATGACATCATGACAGCCGTAGACTGCACTGGGGCGAACTATGACATATTCTAGACCATGATTACGAGCATAATTTTGGCACAGTAGTTCAACTGTGTACTTGTAGGTACCATAAGGCTCAACTGGTTGTGGACGAGTTAGTTCACATACTGGAGAATCAAAATCACCATAGACCATGCTGGAACTCACAAACACAAATCTTGTTTTGGTTTGGGTACAGTATTCCAACAATCTTAGATTTTGATAAACAAAGTTGTCATGAAATTCGCTGGGTTTTTTATTGATGTATCTAGCATCTGGGCAAGTGGCCGCATTGATGATCACATCAAACTTGGGCATCTCTGACCAATCTATGTCACGAATGTCACTGCGAATAAATTCATAATCGTAGGGTGCCAACAACGACACACGGTCAACAATGACAAAATCATATTCTTTTTTTGGATAGTTACCGTAATGATCGTGACTGTCTATGACTGTCACAGCATGTCCTAGGTCACATAATCTCTTAGTGGTATGCGTGCCAATAAATCCATGACCACCTAATATCAATATTTTCATAGTTGTTTTTTCAATTCTTGTACAACCACATCAACTTCGCTGTCTGTTAGTGTGTGTTGATTAGGCACAGTAAAACTTAGAAAACTAAATTTCGATGACACAGACGTTGAGCGTTTAGGATATTCTTTAAAACGAGATTCTGCGGTTAGGGGAATGTACAACCCTTGAGCCTGTACGCCATTGTGATGCATGCCATCTACGATCGATTTTTGTTTTTTGTGTCGCATGGCCAGTTTGTACAAGGCATTGAATGTTTCGGGCATGTTTGGACCATGACTGAACTCTAGATCGTTTTTAAAATTATCATAGTAGTATCGGGCAATAGAATTACGACGCTGTCTCCAGGCCTCGTAGTATTTTAATCCTACTGTAACCGCACTGATTTCAAAAGAATTCATCACGCTGTTTATGGAATAAACTGCTCGCGAATCTTTGGCTGTGACATCTAAATTAGTTTTTTTATAGTGTAATCTCAATAATTTGTGCTGTTGATTTAATTCGTCATCATCTGTGAACAATGCACCACCACTGCCAAAACTAGGCAAAGGTTTTATGGGCCCAAAACTGGCACAAGCCACAGTGCCACGGCGCAGACTTGATTTGCTATGATACACAGTACCAAAACTCTGTGCGGCGTCATGTACTATGGGTTTGTGTGCCCATTTAGATTCCAGTAATTCCCAATTACAACTGTTGCCCAGCAAATCAACTGCTAAAATAACGTCACAATCAGAAAAGTCCTGTTCGGTATTGATGGTGTAATTTGTGTCAATGTCAAAGAACACAGGTATGCCGCCTGCACGAACCACACTGCTGGCAGTGGATATCCAAGTCATGTCGGGCACTGCGGCTCGAAATCCCTGAGGTAGATTCAGTGACTTTAGTGCTATGTACAATGCATCAGTGCAGTTACCAACCAAAGTGGCATGCTTTCTCCCGGTATGCTCGCAGAGCATTTTTTCTAAGTCTTGATTCACTGCTTCACCCTGAGCTAGGCCCTGATCTAGATACTGGTCTGCTAGATCAATAACTTCTTCTCTGATGTCTTTCCAAATACGATCTAATTGATATTGATTAATCATTTCTAAACTTTAAATTGTCTTGTTCCACTTGCTTTAATAATTTATGATCAATGCCTGCTCGAGCAAAAAAGTCAATCATAGATCTAAGATCTTTGGGGAAACACTTACCACCAAATCCGCGAAGACCATCCGGGCCAGGAACTTGTAGATGTGTGGGGCCTATTCTAGGATCCTGTGACAGCAACGACTCTAACACTTGATAGTCTAATCCCTGTGCTTGACAGTAATCATAGACATAGTTTAACACAGTGACTTTGGTGGCAAACCAAGTGTTGGCTGTGTACTTTAATAAACTGGCATACTCCACAGTAGTAAAAGTAAAATTGTATCGCGGATCACGAAACACAGAATACTTCATGAACAGATCATACACTAATTTGGTCAATGAATCCGATCCACCAAGTATCAATGCTACGGGATTCAGTGCATCTTGACGCCAGGTACGTTCTGTGAGAAATTCGGGCATGTACACCAACTTGACTTTGTTGGACCAATGTCTAAGAAATGCGGGCGGACAGGTTGATCTTACAATCCAGGTACAGTCAACAGATTCATTGAGATATGATTCTAATATAGATGTATCACATTGTCCGTTATTGCCTTCGGGTGTGGGCACACATAAAAACACATAATCACTGTTGTGCCATGGTCTGTTATGACCCAGTGCAGGATCATGCACTGTTACATCAATGGTATCAAAGACCAGATGCTGTGCTTGACCCACGGGACCGTAGCCTATGATAGATACTTTATCCATGTTTGATCACCCAATTTCTAAACCATTGATCATCAGTGTCTATGTCTAAGGGAATATCATATTGCTGAGCTAGTTTTAAATTCAAAGCATGATAATTTGACATCACTGTTTCATAGTCTTTGAGAGGGGTAATGCCTAGGCCATTGAGAAAATTTAACCAGGTTGAATAGTTTCCGTGAAAAAACATTTGATCTAAATCCAGTACTGGAATTCCTGCAGATATTAGAAATTTATTGAACTTAGATTCACCTGTGCCTAGGCATGTAACATCTAAAAAGTCTGCAGGTGTAGCACAGTTCTTGAATTCATCCTGCCATCTTTTTTTGCCGCTGGGCATGACTTTGAACCAGTGTTTAATCATCAACAGGCAATCAAAAAACAAGTTGTGCTCGGAACTATGACTGATCACAACTTGAGCAGAATTTTCCAAGAATACCTGTTTGAAACGACTCACAGTTTCCATGATTTGATCACTGCTGGAAGAATAATATGTGGATGTGATATTTTTTAAATTTTGATCCAGGGACTTTGAAATTAATTCTAGGTCCACAGTATACAAATGTTCTAGATATATCCTTGTGCGATCTTGCACATGATATGCGTTGGTCTCAGAATCCCAGGTATGGTCGATTGATTTACAACCTGGATGTTGACTTAGGTAACCTGTGAGAAATTCCCCACAACGGCCACCTTTATACTGTACCACAACAAGATTATCTAACATTTTTCTTAACTAGATCAAAAGATTCTGCATGAGATGAGTTCATGCACACACCCCAGTACTGATTAATTTTTTCAATGTCTGCCAGATCTTGATTAGTGATATAACTGGTATAACATTTTATCAACGATAACTTTTTATACCAGTGCTGAGAAATATCAACTTTGATGTTACCGTGACTATGTCTAACACAGTACGGCCAAGTATCCATGGTCCATATTTCTGGTGCGCGGCGAGCAAATATGCTCATGCCTATGTCATAGGTGCATCTATGATCTTGATGCCAATCATGTGGACTGGGTAGTAATACTAGATCATAGTCGCGATCTAACACCAATTTCGATACTGCGGTTATGGTATTGGTATCACAGGTTAAATTAGGTCTACCATTGTCAAACAACGGTGTGTCAAATACCTGTACATTAAAACCACTGAGTGCATAACTGTGCATGGACTCATCTAGTACTATTTCTTTGGACCTATTAGATCTAACTTCTGCACTGGGTTTGACCAGTATCACGCTGTCTACTACAGCACCCTGTGATTGATACTTCAGCAAAGTGCCCGCGGCACCTATTTCAAGATCATCAGGATGTGCTGTTAGACAACAGATTCTCATTTAAGTGCTATACCTGTGGTGCCCTGTAGATATTGATCTGCGGCAGGTTTGTCAGTTTCAATGATCACAGTGACAGTGGTTTTGCTGAGACTAATGTCTTTGTCGGGACTGACTGTGAACATATATGGTACCATGGCAATGCCCTGAGGCCCCATGGTCAGTACCAAAGGTTTACTAAGTTTGTAGTGTGTGTCAGTTTCACCTTCGAATCTACTGACTACTTCTTCACCAGAAGTAAGTTTGATGGTAACGATACTGCCGGCCGAAATTGGCTTTGAAATTAACATAAATTCTCCGTTTAGGTTGTTGATTATTGTAACACAGTTTTTACACTATGTCAACGTTTGAGCATGCCACCGGTAAAAAATCCAACATTTTTATCCAGAGCATTGTCTGTGGGTTTTTGTTTTTTTGGTTTTGGTTGTGGTGGTGTTCTAGTACCACCATGACTACCCGGTTTTCCAGTATAGGCTATGTTCATCCGGGTACCTGGAGTACGTGCAGCCTTGGGTAAGGTAGAACCCGGATTAATCACAGTGGCTATGTTGCCCGCGCTGACAGCACCTTCTGTGGCCGATTCTGGTAAAAATTCGCGAGCTCTCATTAAAATATTTATACGCCCTGCCACTGATCTTCAGTGAGGGATTTTAGACCTTGAAATCCACCTTCTACCAATAACTCACCATCTTTGTAGATCTGTGGCACTGTGCGATGTCCTTGACTTAGTACAAAGTCACGTGCCTGACTGTCTTCATCAATTTTAATTTCTGTGAAAGCCTTGCCTTTGAGTTTTAACAAGGCCTTGGCTTGATCGCAAAACGGACAATTCTTTTTTGAGTAAACTGTAATCATATTTTCTTTAAGGTTGAGCATAGGTTTGTTTGAAGATATCTGCTTTAACCACGCCATAATCTCCAGGCCCATGTCTTACTATATAGTCTTGACCAGTGGCATAGTTTAAAGTTTCTCCCCAGGAAGTTTTTACACTGCCGTCATGGTCAGCAATTTTAGCAATCTTCATGATCTTTTTTGGTGTGCAAACACCGTTGCCTAGATCGTCTTTAAGTTCTGCAAACTTTTCTGGGGGCATGGGATACTTTTCACCTTTGGGACCGGTTAGTATGTAGTAGCCTTTTTTGTAGTTCACAGGACCTTCTAGTGTTTGAATCTGCCCGTCCTGGTCAGCAATTTCATATTTTTCTTGTGCAGGTTTTTTGTAAGTTTGAAACCCGCCTTGTTTGAACCAACTGTCGTTGATGTCTTCAAATAAGTTTAATAGTGTTCTCATAGACTAAATCCTTTAAAAGTTTCACTGGTAATGTCTTGTTTGGTACCACCAATCACATAACTGGTGATTTCTGTTTCCTGAGGTGCTACCTGAACCTCAGCACCGGCAATCCATTTCTGTGTCCATGGCAGTGGGTTACTGCCTGGTTTGATACCACAGTCTAGGCCAATGTTATTCATACGCTTGCAGGTTAACCAATCCACGTAATCTGCTAGAAGTTTTTCATTGAGCCCAATCATTGAACCGCTTTTGAACAAATACTTGGCCCAGGCTTTTTCTTGTTCAGCCGCGGCTAGGAAAATGCTGGTGCATTCTTGATGTGTTTCTTGTTTGATTCTAGCAAAGTCAGGATCATCTGTGGGCAGTAATTTGATCAATGTTTGTGTAAATGCAAGATGTAGATTTTCATCTCTAGCAATGAGTTTGATGATTTTAGCATTGCCTTCCATTTTCTTAAGTTCAGCAAAGGCCCATGAGCAGGCAAAACTCACATAGAATCTAATACCTTCTAGTGCGTTCACAGAGTTTATGGCCAGCCACAATTTTTTCTTGAGATCATACAAATTCACTGTGATGTCTTTACCATTGACTTGGTGTGTACCTTCGCCTAGTAACTGGTACCACATGCTGTATTCAATAACATCGTCATAGTATCTGCTGATGTCATGAGCACAGTTGATGATTTCTTCAACTTCTGTGAGTTCATCAAAGATCACACTGGGATCACTGTAAACATTGCGAATAATGTGAGTGTATGAGCGACTGTGTATGGTCTCATTGAATGCCCATGTTTCTATCCAAGTTTCGAGCTCAGGTATTGAAACAAGAGGTAAAAAAGCAAGGTTAGGGCTACGACCTTGTACACTGTCGAGAAGGATCTGTCTTTTAAGATTGCTCGTAAAAATGTGCTGTTCATGTTCTGTTAGTTCTTTGAAATCTTTGGCATCGCGATATACATCTACTTCTTCTGGTCTCCAAAAGAAGCCCAGTTGTCGATCAGTGAGTTTGTCAAACTGACGGTACTTGATGGTGTCGTAACGTTGAATATTTACTCCGCCTGTGGGGTCAAGAAATGCTAATTTTTTGGTGTGATCTGTTTTGTTGGTGTCAAATACTGTGCTCATGTCTTATCCTATCAATTTGATTTATAGCGTGGAAATCATTATATATCTCAGATATCTTTTCATAATCTGGATGTATATCTAAGAATCCTGCGATTTCCTTGATTCTTTTTAGATACTGGTCACGATCTAAAAACTGTTTTAGTCGTATGCCTACATCATAACTTCTACTGTGATTGATACTAGTTAGTCGGTGCCGACTTATTTTGTACAAATACTGTAGTTGATGTTCAGCAGGTAATTTTTCATAGATCCTATGCATACCGGGATTGTTTTTGGCCAACTTTGGAAGTATGTTTTCTTCTTGGTTTATCAGTAAACTCTTTTTCACATGCATGTTCACGGTGATATCTAAATCAATGTCATCATCTAGTATAACACCGACAATTCTACAATTCAAATATTCTGAAACCAATTTTTCTGCACAGGGCACTACCCAACGATGCATGTAATACTGACGCTGTGGATTAAGTTCTTTGAGTTTGCGAGCTTTGGCATAATTGATGTTGTCCAATAGATATTGACGTCTGTATTGATCTGTGCCTGCTATCCATGGATCTACTTCTTCACCGTCATGAAAAACACCATGTGGTAGACCTTTGAGTCGATCAAAGATTTCACAGCCTACATTGTGGGCACCACCATTGGTGGGCTTGCCGTCATGTGATTGAAAGATATCTCGAGAAAATACACCCCCTAATTCGGGGGCGGTATTCAAACTATGATATAGTATACTTCCAAAACTTCCCGGGAAGTAACTTACAATGATAAACTCTATAGGCGTATCAAATTGTACATGCGTCACAGGTTTCGTCATCTAAGGGTATATTGGTATTACTGGTGTTGACTTTTTCAGCAGTGAGTTTGTCTGTGTCAATTTCACCTGCACCATCATTGGTGTTGAGGTAGTATAATTGTTTGCCACCATATTTGTAAAACATCAACAGATGCTGTATCATGGCACTCATGGGAATCTTTTCATCTTCGTAGAATTTGGGATTGTACGATGTGTTTACTGAAATACCTTGATCAATGTACTTCTGTAAGATTGCACAGATTTTTAGGTAACCCTCGGGACTACGTTGATCCCATAACAATTCATATTTGTTTTTCAATCTACGAAATTCTGGTACCACTTGTTTGAGAATTCCGTCTTTGCTTTGTTTAACACTGACATAACTTCTAGGAGGCTCAATG